CCAATCGTAGCTGCCTCTGAGCCAACAGTACAAAGCGACGGTACAGCACTTGTAAACGGTGATCTATGGATCAGCACAGCTGACATGGAAAACTATCCTACAATTTACAAGTATGATGGTTTAAATCTTGAGTGGGTATTAGTAGACAAAACTGATCAAATCAGCGATCAAGGCGTCTTGTTTGCAGATGCTCGTCAGGGCACAAGTGGTGGTACAGCAACAACTGCACCGAGCGGAACTATTGCTGAACTATTAGACAGTAACTTCTTAGATACCGATGCGCCAGATCCAGCACTATATCCAAAGGGTATGTTGCTATGGAACCTACGTGCTTCAGGCGGTAACGTTAAGAAGTATCAAAACAATTATATCAATGTTAACGAAGACAATGCTCGTTATGACAACACACGTAGCCCAAGCGGACTAAGTTTCCAAAGCGGCCAAAGCCAAGGTACATACTGGCCAGATCGTTGGACAACAGAAAGTGGTAACAACGAAGATGGTTCTGGAAGCTTCGGACGTAAGGCACAGCGTAAAGTTGTTGTACAAGCAATGAAGTCTGTGATTGATACAAGCCAAGAAATCCGCGACGAAGAGCGCAGAAACTTTAACTTGATTGCTGCTCCTGGATATCCAGAAGTTCTACAGAACTTGATCAGTTTGAACATTGATCGTGGTATGACAGCTTTCGTAATCGGCGACACACCATTACGTCTACCAAGCGATGCAACAAGCCTATTGAACTGGGGTACTAACGCAGCTCTTGTCACTGACAACGGCGATGACGGTATTGTCAGCTATGACGAATACTGTGCAGTTTACTATCCAAACGGATTTACTACAGACCTTGGTGGTGCAAATGCAGTTGTTCCAGCATCTCACATGATGCTTAAGACATATGCTCTAAGCGACCAAGTCAGCTATCCATGGTTTGCACCAGCAGGTACACGTCGTGGTGGTATTACCAACGCAACCAGCGTAGGTTATATCGATGCAGTATCCGGAGAATTCCAGACTGTATCCTTAAACGAAGGCACAAGAGATGTTCTTTATGATCTAAAAGTTAACCCAATTCCATTCTTTGTTGGAGTAGGTTTAGTTGCTTATGGTCAGAAGACTCGTGCAAGAAATGCATCTGCATTAGATAGAATCAACGTTGCTCGTCTTGTTGTTTATCTACGCAGCCAGCTAACAAAACTTGCTCGTCCATATGTGTTTGAGCCAAACGACTCTATCACCAGAGACGAAATCAAAGGTGCTGTAGAGAGCTTGTTACTCGAATTAGTTGGTCTAAGAGCTCTATATGACTTCGCTGTTGTTTGTGACGAGTCTAACAACACTCCAAGTAGAATTGATCGTAATGAGTTGTATGTTGATATTGCAATTGAGCCAGTTAAGGCCGTTGAATTTATCTACATACCAGTGCGCATCAAGAACACCGGTGAAATTTAATTAACGGAGCAAAGAAATGCCAATTACATCATTAAACAACTTTTCGATTAACCCAGCAGGTCCTGGTACAAACCAGGGCTTGTTGATGCCCAAACTAAAGTATCGCTTTAGAGTGACATTACTTGGCTTCGGAACTCAGGCAAGCACTGAGCTAACAAAGCAAGTTATCGACGTAACAAGACCAAAAGTTTCTTTTGAAGAAATCGAAGTTCCTGTTTACAACTCTAAAATTTACCTAAGCGGTAAGTATTCCTTCGAAACTCTATCTCTAAACGTTAGAGACGATGCCGCAGGTAACGTTACTAAGTTAGTAGGACAACAAATTCAGAAGCAATTCGACTTCCTTGAGCAAGCAAGTGCTCGTTCTGGTATCGATTACAAGTTTACTACTCGAGTAGAAGTACTCGACGGTGGTAACGGTGCTCTTGGACCACAAGTACTTGAAACATTTGAGTGCTTTGGTTGTTTCCTACAAAACACTGATTACGGTGATCTAAACTACGGAACTAACGAAGTTGCTACGATTGCAATGACCATCCGCTTTGATAACATGTTACACGAAG